GGTACCTCTGTGAAAAGTCGGAGTTAAAAAGAAGTGGGTGGGACTAGTCGGTGTCGCTAGTACCCACCTTTTTCTTAGCCCTAAGACGAGGGTGCCGCAACTGACCCAGGCCAAAGCCAGTTGCGGCTTGAACCGGGTCCGGGAGACCAGTCCTTAACCCAGTCCAACTTAGATAGATGGTGGGCCTAAACGAGGGGCATAAGCTCGAGGGGCTTGCATCTGTTTGAGCTTAGCCCTGGGGGCTGCTAGGTTCTGCAATCGGCCTTCAGTACCAGCAGGGTTAGACTCTAGGAGCGTAGCTCCGCCCTCCCCAGCGAGGCCTGGTAAACCGGGAACGCTGGCGGCCTCCTTAGAGAGCGCGCCAGCTACCCTTGAGGCTCGCATAAGCCCCATCCCGATTAGGCTACCCCAATCGCCTGGCCTTCAGAGGCCCCAAGCGAGACCAGAGGCAGTGCAGAAACGGCCACTGCGTAGGCTCGCTCGAATTGTACTGCTACGTTCTCTTGAATCACGGTTCCTTGCGCATCCGTGGCCAACGTGTGGTTCGGGACATAGCAAGATTCCATGTAGCAGGAACCAACCGTGTCTTCGTTGCTGTCTCGCAGGTACAGCATCATGCCGATAGGCTGAGAGAACAGGTCGGAAGCCAGATTCAAGTACAGATTCTCGTAGCCAGGAGCAATCTTCACGTCGTGGGTGTTAGCCACCGTGAGGGCCCCCAGGTTATCCGCGCCAATGACGGACGGAATAACCGTAGGAGGGACCAGATCCTGGTAGTACGCGTAGAGCACTCTGAGAAGCGAGGGCCCGTGGTACATGATGCGGCTCAAACCCAACTGACCGACCGTACGACCCGAGATGAAGAAGCTCCGTTCAGAGCCAATCTCCCAGATACGGTTGAACTGTCGGTTGTGGTTGAGGCTGAAGTTCTGAACAATGCCCAGCGGATAGACAATGTTGTCCACCGACTGCCCGATGTTGCCTGCCAGCGTGCCTGTTCCCAAGTTTGCCAACCGAGGCGGGCCAGCAGCCAGCATGGTAAACGACGCGTTCAAGAACTGGCCGTCAACCAGACCGCTCTGGACGTACCGCTGATACGGTTGCCACTCACTAAACTTAGCCATGATTCTCTCCTCTTACCTCCAGAAGTCTACCAGTCCTCGAACGCCGACGATACGGCTTAGAAGTAGGTGACTTGGAGGTAGACGATGTCGGTCGCTACCGGGTCCGTACCACCGCCGTTGAAGTCCACCGTGACCGCATTGCGGGCAGGCACGTTGGTAAGGAGGATAGACGCCGCCTTACCGGTCGTGTCGACCACATTCGAGGCATCCGTGACGAAGAGCACTTCCGACTTCGTAATGGTGCCAGGAATCTTGACATCGAAGTCTGCTGCCAGGTTGGTGGCGTCCACCACAATCTTGTGGACAACCGTCTTGAGGGCCACGTTGCCGCCCAAGTTGCCGAGGTTCGTGTGGTCCCACGCAATGACTGCCGTGAGAGCATCCGACAAGGCGATGTTGGGCTTCGTACCAACAACAACGGTTCCGCCATTCTGGACTGCGGGCTCGATGTGCAGGAAGTCGGTGTTGTAGATCGACGCAACAACCGCCTCGGTGCCATGAGCGCTGTACGTGGTGCCAAGACCAGCCGAGCCATTGATGGCCGAGATGATGTTGGCCAACGCAGCCGCAGCACTCGCACCACGGAGAACACCAATGTGCGTACCGGTCTGCGCACCAAGGGTTGCTACAAACTCGTACACGTCGGCACCAATAGTGATGGTGTCGGCAGCCGTGGGCTGAGTGTTGAGCCGGATATTGGCCTGAGCCACTGCCGGTCCACGAATCTCGGACTCCACAGCCATGAAGCCAACTTCCGCATCAGCACGGAGGTCAGCGATTTCACCTTGCCAGCCACCAGTACCGCGAACCAGGTGTGCCTTGGCGGGGCCCATCGAGCTAAACGAACGAGATGCCATGACAATCTCCTCTTTCTTTGCCACCTGGGTGGCTAGTGACTAGTGTCAGATGACCAAGGTCAGGCGAATGTAGTTCGCCGGGAACGGGACGTCCAAAGTAACGTCGATGAGAATCGTATCCGGAGCATCCGCATCCTGAATCAGGTTGTTGATGTCCGCACCAATCAGTGTGCCACCTTCCACAAGGAAGTTAAGCTGACCCTGAACAATCGTGGACAGGTTGTCCAAGAAGCCCTGGGTAATGTTGGAGCGCCCAATGAAGTTGCGCAGACCCGCCCGCATAAACTTCGCGGTGAAGTCCACCACCTTCGTAATTGAGAGCTCGCGAGTCTCAATGGACGTAGTGTCCGTCGAGAGCTGGTGACGGCAGATGACCGGCGCGTTTTGCGCATCCTGGATGAGGATGTACACGCCACCCGCAGCCATGATGTTCATCTGCTTGTTGGTAAAGCTACCCGTCGACCCGATAGGCCGAGTGAGGCCAGTAATCGGGAAGTTGGTAAAGCCCTGCTGAGGAGGCTGCTGCCCAACCATGCCCGAGATGCACGCCGTGGCGTAGTAACCCGCCACCGCCTGCTCGAGCCCAGTCAGATTGATAGCCACCTGGTCCGGGAAGACATAGAAGCCTCGTCGGAACCCATACGCTTGGGCCGACGCTTGAATCGTCTCTGCGACCCTTTGACGATCAGGCTTCGTAGTGCCAGGAATCACGAGCTCGTCACCACGGATAGCCACGCTCCAGTCATCACTGATGACGGAAGTCGGGAAGTCAGTGGTGCTATAGAACGAGTCGTCGTTCCCATCTCCGGCAGCAAAGCTGGTCCTCAGAGTAAGGATCGTGCCGGAAGTGACCTTCTGGATGAGGTAGTACTTGTCATCCCCACCGATATCCAGATACAGCTCCTTCAGAATCTCACCCGTAGTCGGATTGATGTCCAAGTTCGGGTCGATGCCTGCCGCAATGAGAGCAGGAGCCAAGTTGACGTCCACCGTGCACTCATTAGGAGTGGCTGTGGTGTTGAGGTCCGTACCAGAGCCCATGATGGTGGGGTTGGCACGCGTCGGAATCGGAGGGTTGAAGAAGTAGATGCGCTCACCCTTCTGCTCCGGTTCAGACATCACGTTGACGTGAGTCAAGAACGTCTGATGCACCGTGTTGATGTGCGAAGCAGTAGCGATAGCGTAGACTTCCTCATTCTCCAAAAACTCTGCGCACTTGGAGTACCCAAGGGGAGTACCGTCAGGTGCGTCAGCCGAGACTTCCGGAACGCCGATAGCCGTGATGGTCGTAGCCGGGGCGTTGAGTAGCGCCATGTACGCCATCAGAGCGCCGGGGTTGTCGGTAGAGATGGGGTCTGCGGCAGACTCCAGGGTAGTGATGTCGTCAATGGAAAGCAGGGCAGGCGTATTAGCCTCAGGGCTGAGGTCAAGACGAAGACCCTTGTACGCAATGACGACAGGAGCGAAGCCTGGGTTGAACGGGATACCCGTCAGGCCGTCGCGCAAGATCTGACTCTGAATGACCGCACTACCGTTGATGTCGACAGCGAGGTCAGGAGCAGGGCGTCCGCCACCTTGGTTAGTCTGGCTGGCCGTAAAGCCAAGAAGCGTGGTAGCCGTACCACTGCTGCCAATCGTCACTCTCGAGGCCTCACCCACCTTCTGACTGGTGAGAACAAGCTCGGGCGGGCTGCTGTCGCCAGCCGAAGCCACACTTGGGGTCAAGGCATTGATCTTGTCAATGATGGACTGAAGCGACGTTCCGTTGTCGTCCTGGTCCCGCTGCAGGGTGACAGACCACACCTTCGGGTTGTTGTCTAACAGCCACTCGAACGTCTTACCGTTCAGATCCGTAGCCGTTCCAGTGATTGCAGCACCATCCACCGTGAAGAAAGCAGGAGTGTCCGTACCCGCCGTAACTTGAATCTTGGCGTCTACACCCACGTTCTCGCCACGAGTGCGGAAGGCAAACCAGGTACCAGTGGCGCTTTCTACTCCGCCAGCATCTACCGCTCGGTAGGCCTCCGTGTACAAAGCCTGGGCATTCCAATCCGCAACCGCCGCCGCGATAGTGGCATGTGCCGCTGCCCACGTAATGGTCTCTGCCGACATCGCTACGCCAGCAACGGTGGGGGTGTAGATGACCGTGTTGCCCAGAGTACGGGCAGTGAAAGCACCCGTAGACACCTTCTTTGCATGAGAACCAGGCTGGAAGCGAATGTCCTCGCCCACATCCCCAAGCGGAAGAGCACTGAAGCCCAGGGCAGTAGCAACCGTAGACGACGTTACCGTAAGAGCGGCACCACTCCCAGTGTTCGTGGGCTTGGTACGGAATCCAAGACGTACGCCAAGAGCAGAAGCGACCTCGTCGCCAACGTCATTGGCCGGGTACACCTCAAAGTTGACCGCCTGAGAGTTGATGCTCGTAATCGTCAGAGGAAGAGTCGTCCAATCCCCAGCTCCCGAGCTCACCGTCTCAGTAGGCTGAGACTCCCCAGCGATAGTCACGCTAACGCTCACACTCTCACTGGGAGAGGCAGTCCCAACAAACGCGCCCTGCGGGAGCACCCACGCCGGGGCAGCCGCTACTGCCTGAACCGTACCAGCTAGAGTACCTGCGCTACTCGCAGCAGGAGCCGGGTAGTCGACGTTGTTGGCTTCGACCCACACACGCCGAGGAGCAAACTTCGCATCTTGAGAGATGAGGTTTTGCTCCACCTCCATGGTGAGGAGATCACTCTCAACCACTGCAACTTGCCCGATAGCGATGCCGTCAGCGATGAAGTCATCGCCGACCTCTACACTATCGTTCAAGAAGTTGGGAGCCGTAATTGCCGCTGCACCCATAGAACCGAGAAGGCCCTGCACGTTTCCCGTATAGACCTTCAATCGAGCGCTGGTGGAATCCCCGTCATTGTCATCAATGGCGTAAAAACCCGCGCCCACAGCAATGGTGTCGTCTGCAGCGCTGAAGCCAAGACGGTCTGTACCGGTGTTGGCCGAGCCTGCCTTACGCACTACAACCGAAGCCCCCGCTCCGAAACGAGTCGAGGTCAGGCGAAGCATATCCGAAGACTCGGATGCCACACCCGGCACCACCAAGTTGACCTGGTCAATTACCTCCTGAAGGCTCAAACGACCCCCAGGGGTAGCGGCGGCAAACGTGATGGTCACGTTCTTCGACGTAGGAAGAGTACCAGACGTCGGAGGAAGTGCCGTATGGCTGTCCAAATGGAGGATGAGGGTACGACCATCAAGGTCATAACCTCCAGCCGTGGACGCCTCAGTCGTCGTTCCTGTGACATACGGTTGTGTCGAAGCCAAAGGGTCAAGATACCCGGTCAGGTATGCCGACTCACGGGAAAGCTCTCTCAAAGAGCCGCCAAACTCAAAGAAGACCCTTATCGAGTCTTCAAGAACATCCACTTCGTCAATGTTCCCACGGGGTGAGGGGAACGAAGACTGAAGAATAGTCTGCTCGAGCTGCTGGTACAGAGTAGCCAGCTTAGCATCGGCATTGACCGTTCCGTCAGCCTTCAAGGCCTCAATGACCTCAAAGAACGGAGCTACAATACACGGCACTAGTGTTGGGGTTACGACAGTCGGGGAGGCAGATGCGAACTGCTGAACGACTTCTACTCCCGGCCGAGGAAGCTCTGTAGCCATGACTTACTCCTCTCCTACGAACTTGGTGTCCTTCACCACTTGTGTAAGGACAGGGTCTTCTGGTCGAGTGTCGATGGGATGGACGGGTCTCCCATACATAGACGCGCCCTTAATAGCTGCCGTTTCTCCGGCACTGTAGCGCGCTGCTGGGCGAGACACATCCATAGTGATCGACACCTGCCTCCAAACCGTTGATGGGTCTGTTATAAGCCACTGAGGTTGCCAATAGAACGGTATTGTTACAACGACTGCTACGATCTTCTCTTCTGAAAGAGGCCCAGTATAGACCGTAGGTCCCGACTCAGCACTGATGCCGTGCTTCATCCCCACCTGATGAAGCCCACCCCCCTTTATGAGTATGCGTCGGTAGACGTTGGTAAAATACGATACGTACCACGCTAGCCTGCGAGAATGCAGGCCTTCTCTAGACTGACAATGGAACGACATGGTGGCGGCAAACAGGTCTGTGTGTTTACGCTCACCATTCGACATCATCTTCTGGTGCTGGAGCTGGTCGATCCCCAAAACCGACCACTGACCCTCGCCGAATACACACGTTATATGTGGCTTCTTCTCTACGGCCTCCAGACGAGGCTTTTGATCCGTGATGAGGAGCTCAGTGGTCTCTTCATTAGGACGCCACTTCATGCCAAACCCTTCCGGTGCCTCCCGGAATAGGTTCTGCAGAAAATAGACAAAGACACGAGTGAGTTGCAGAGTGGGGTCGTCTGCAAGACTCGGAGTTGTGCCTCTTTCAAATCCCTTGACGGTATCGCTGGAGGGCATCGTTTTCCTCCTTCACCGCTTTGGCAAACGTCTTGGCCTTCTGCATCGCAATGAGGGCACCTAGCCCCCCCGCACCGTACCTCAAGACGTTTAGAGTCCTGTCTGACATCGACCCTGGTGCGTATTTGCTAAGTACCTTCGGGAGCAAAACATCACCCAAAAGATAACCCCCACCCGTCCCTACCCCTACGCCTAAAGCGTACGGAATGACCTTCTTGAGCCTCTCTTTGACAAGGAAAGGAAGATCCGATTTATGTGGCCGTACCTCTTCATCCTGAACTGGATGGGACCCAGCAGGCATAGGTATGTCCATAGGCTCGTCGATCTCCGCTCGCTTGATGAGTAAAAACTCATCCACGAACGACTCAAAACTCGGGTTCATGGCTCCTCCAGCAGGTCCTGCGTAGGAGTGACAAGCTCAGACTGCAGGCTCATAGGTCTTGTCATAGTTCTGCTCGGAGAGTGCTGAGCCAAGAGGTCGTAATTCACAGGTATCTTGAACTTGACGTCGTCCTTAGCCAGCTCCCACATTTCGAGCTCCTGGTGAACGACACTACGCAGCTTTTCTGTAGACGCTACCTTGTTGACAAGCCACCTCCGATTTTCCGCCTCAACAATGACGTCTTTCGCCTTGATGGGCGGAAAGGCAGAGGTGCGAGCAGAAGTGGTAACAAACTGATGCTCTTCGAAATCCGTACGCTGAATCGCTTTAGGCGCAGGGTCGATCTGCAGGTAGAAACGTATGGGTGTCGCAAACCCACCTACAAAGGTTGTGTCGAAGCAGCTCTGGCAGTTCTGGTGGGTAGCCCGCCCTATGCTGTTGCCCTTAGGGCCTGCGTCCCAGCAATGAGCACAGCGTTGACCAAATGTCAGGGCAGGAAATAGGAAAGCTACCCTACCATTAAACTCCTGCAAGAGCAGGTTCTGCCTTCTTTGAAACTCGAGTCCCAGTCTGTCTGGTTCAGCGTGAAGCCACTCAGGGCCGTGCTCCTGAATGAGGCCAGTAGCTCTTTGAACTACCCGAATCTTGTAGAAGTAGCTGCGCCATCGGTGGAGTAGCTGAACCCCAGGGTCTCGAAACAGGTAGGTGTTGTAGAACGGACCAGCGATGACATTGTACGGGCCAGCAGGACCATCAATGCTTCGGAGCACGTAGAAGTCGTACGCCTCAACCTCCTCGGTAGTCTCTGGAATCTCCCAGAACAAATCGAGGTGGTCGAGGTCGTACGACCTAACTACGAGCTTCGTTACAGTGATCATCCACCAAATACCCTCGTCAGCCACCCCTTCCGGAACTTACCGATGACGTTTTCACGAGCGGCGGGGTCCATGTTGCCAAGTATCTTCTCGGCCAAACCAGGGTGTGATGCGGGGTCCATAGTGGAAACAATCTTCGCTGCTAGGTCTGGGCTAGAAGCAATGTCCACAAACGTCTTCTTAGTCCCGGTATCAAACCCCTTTTCGAACTCCTTAGCGGCAGCCTCTGCAAATTCTTCTCGAAGTTTAGACAGCTCTTCTCGGGACATGCCTCCGGGCGAGCCCGACGATACTAGTCCCCCAGTAAGAGCCCCAAGTCCCGCCCCAGCCACGCCGCCCATAAGGGTCTTACGAAGCCTATTCGGGTCGTCTCTGTTTGTGGACAGAAACCCCGCACCTGCGCCACCCAGGCCCCCAATACCAGTTCCTAGAGCTACCGGGTGACCTAGGGCACTGCGAAGGACGTCAAGCGTCCCACCCGTCTTGTTCAGTGCCCCTACTGAGGGTTTTCTTCGTCTCCTCCAGCACCCAAGGCGTACCCCTGCCCCATCCCAGCACCGAACGCGTTTCGCGCTCTAAGCAAAGCTACGAGCTTGTCAGCCGCCGCTTCTTCTTGACCTTCTGCTTGACCTACTCGGTGGCCGTAAAGACCCCCACCAAGAGCTCCCGCAAGGCCGCCGATACCGGCAGCCATAGGTGTGCTCTTACCCAGGAGTCTGCCAAGCCCATAACCCGCCCCAGACCCTAGAGCTCCACCACCGAGAGCCCCAATAGCCCCACCCATCCGTCCCCAAGACTGACCACGACCCTCGATATCCTCACGGGCCTGAGCTCCCTGCACCGCCTCCTGAACTTCCTCAGGTGTGAGAAGAGGGGCCCCTGTAAGGTTGTGACCGAGTTGCCCCATGGCCGTCTTAGCCATGATACGACCCGCTGCGTCGCCAATCTCAAACAACCTGGCCGATCCCGACTTGCCCATCATGTAGCCAGTGCCCAGGCCTGCCGCGCCAGCAGCCACTCCTGGGTGGGCTTTAGCAGTCTCTAACAAAGCCCCACCAACTCCCTTCGGAGGGGTAAACAGCCCGCCCCGACGAGCAGCTTGGTACGTTCCCCGAACCTGCTTGGCCTTGCCAGCAACCGCACCAGGAGCAGCCTTCGCCACACTAAGGGCCTTAGTACCAAAGCTCTTAACGGCAGGCATAGGGTTGAACGCGCTCTTTTCTACCCCACAAGAGCAGCCCTTGTTCATGTCCCCTGATTTCTCTTTGCCACATGAGCTGCACTTCTCAATCGCACTCTTGTAAAGCCGAGCTGAAGCAAACTTGGGAGTCAACTGAGGAGCAGCTTGTGGAACCAGCTTGCTCTTCAACGCCCCCATGCGTGTAGCCACACGCTGCAGCGGGCCTTGAGCAGCCGCAAGCTCCTTAGCGGTCAACGCTCCGCCACCAGTACCCATAAGTAACGGGGCAGCCTTCTGCGCCACCGTTTGAGCCGCACCGCCGCGAGCAAACGAGCGCCCAATCATTTGCCTTGCGGGAACGGCAGCCCTAAAGGCCGCCATGTCAACAAGACCAGCCTTCTTGCGCAGCCCACACTGGCAAAGAAGGGTACTACCCAGCTTCTCCATCTGGCCGCCACAGCCCCCACAGATATCTTCCGGGAGAGTGATGCCCGCCAGTTTGGCCAGTTCAGCTACAGAAGCCTGTTTCAAGTAGCCCTCTAGCTCCGCTTCGGCAGAGGCCCGCTTGACCATGGCGTCAAGGTGGGAATCAAGTCGCTCCCTAACATGGGATTGCTTCACCAATTCTTCAATGTACTTGTCCAACATTAGCGGCCTCCGTGCGCGACAGTCGTGATGAGATTGTTTGCCCAGTCTACGTAAAACTTAGACAGCTCTTGAGCCTTTGAATCCTCGGCCGAGGCCATCTTAGCGATAGCGCTGTAGTTCTTCACTACATTGATAGCCGCCACCCAAGGGTCGATTCCACTAGCGTGCGCCAGCTTACAAAACTGCGCCCCTAGAGCCGCTTGGTCCAACTTGGCCTTGTCCAGTCGATAGCTGTAGAACGACGCTGCGGCACTCTTCTCCAAGGGAGGGCCGTACTTTTGGTAAATAGCCCCCAACGAGCGATCCAAAGCTGCCACCTTCTGAGCAGTAGGAGTCCTCTGCTGCAAAAGGTAAATGTGACCCTCATGCGTATCAGACAACCCTTGGAGGAAGTTGTCCAACCCGTCTGTGAGGTTCTCCCCTAAATTGTCTCTGACGTCCTTAACGAGCCCTATAAACCCGCGCTCGGCTGCAAGAGCTCCTTCAGGACTAAACTGGAAGTCCTCAAGAACATCAGCAGCGGCAACAGCATTTCCCTTTGGGTCGATTACATCCACGTTGTTGGACAGACCAATAGCTTTCTCTGCCAACCCGTCCAACTCGTCAGCGACCTTCTCGTACATGCGCTGGAACAGTTGGTGATCCCCGTAAAAGGTCTGACCCTTCGTGCGCCAATGCATCCACTGATGAAGCTCGTAAAGAGCCCGAAGGTACGCCATCAACCTCTGAAAGACGTTCTCGTAGGAAAGCCCAGCAGTCTTGTAGCCCATAATTCCTCCACCCAGGGCACCGAGAGCTGCCCCGCCTAAAGCTAGAGCGGGCCTCTTAGTACCCGCTCCTAAGAATCCGCCAGCAAGCCCCCCCATGGTTGCCCCAAGAGCCGCTCTCCCAGGACGAGCCTTCTCAGTTTTTCTCTGCTGGCGTTGAGCTAAAATATTGCGCGCACTAGCCAACTGAGACGGGTCTGTGACCTCTTCTTCCGCATTCCAGCCGGGGAGGCCATCTTGATACTGCACAGGCGTCATACCACGGCGCTTCCATCCCTCAGCAATGTCCGCTCGATTAGTGGCGTAGGAGCTGTAGACTTTACCGTCCCGACCTACGTAGTCCTGAACCTCATAGGCTTCCTTGACAGAAGAAGCCTTCTCGTGTTCCAGGGCCTGCAACTTCTTGTCCATGGCCCTCATCTTCTTGTTCATCATGTACTCTGTAGCACCGATGCCCAAGCCAAGAGCGCCACCTTCTGCTACCGTGCTAAGACCCTTACCCAAGACGGGCTTGGCGGCTTTGAGAGCCTTTCCCGCCGCAGCGGTGAGACCTGCCGTCTTGTCTACATAGGCTCTCCAATCACTCATGACTCACCTCACACCCAGTAGAAGAGGTACCACTTCCCCGAGCGCTGTTCGATACGCACAATCGCGGACTGGACGATGGAGTTGTCATTCACGAATGACACCAGAAGCCCAGGGTCGTTGAAGATCTCTAGAGTCAGCATGCAACGCTCCTAACGAACAAAACAATCAGAGGTAACCGAAAAAGGCGTTGATAAAATAGAGCTCGCTGTGAACTCCCCCTATCATTGGGCCTAGCGCGTTCTCGATGTTCATCGCTATGAGCACCCTCTGTTTCTTCTGCTCATACTCAGACTTCATCATTTGCAGCCATGAGGCGATGAGCTGAGGGTTCTCAGTTTGTACATTCACACCGCCGTCTGAGTAGGAGATATGGTTACGCAGGTGCAAGATTCCTAGTGACTCTAAAGCAGTGATAACCACTCCACGACAGAACAGACTTACAAACCCGCGCTCAACGATCATCTGCAAGTTCTGACCTATGAACGGGGGAGTAGTCATCCAATCGCTCAAGGTGTCCACTACCGCCCATTCCAAATGCCGAGGGCTGTGATCATAGCCTGCAGTAAGGCGATTCAGCTCCGGGTAGTCGCGCATAAACCTACGCGCGTACTCCGCCAGCTTTTTGATGAGGGGCTCATTGAGGTCAATGGGCCCACTCACCGCTCCGACTTCTGCAATGGCCTGAGTCACCTACCGCCGTCGCTTTCCACTCATGTGAGGAGTGTCTTCACTGGGCTTTTCCTCTTCAGCAGAAGGCTCCTTGGCAACCACTTTTGACTCTGCTGCAAGAGCGCTCACGGGAGCCACAGGAGGTGGTACCCCTGCTCCGTGACTGCGCGCCATTCCAACCGGTAGAGTCGCACGAGTCGCTCTCGCAAGATAGCCTGGAGCGTCCTTGCCCACGTACAGGAGCTTAGCCTCCACCGCCGCATGGATCTTGTGTGCGAGCTTCAGTTGCTCCTCGTCCACCTGCACCGACTGCCCGGGCTGGAGCACCTTACCCAGAACCAAGAGATTCTGAGACTTGACGTCCGTGCTCGGGTTGTTGGTGACGTTCCAAACACGCGTCATACTCATGTTCTGCTCCTCGTCTTCTTGGTCTTCCTTTGATGCTCGTCTTCCTCAATCACAGGTGCGGCGTCCTCCGCATGGGGCACAGATACCTCAGCGGTAACCTCGGCCATCACCTCTGCGAGACCTTCTTTGGCCTTCTCTGTAGGCTCAGTAACAGGCACGGAGCTCTTAGCCGTAGGTACCCACACTTGAGTGTCAGTCTGGTCCGCGATGAGCGGCTCAAGGAGGGTTTCGTCGATCTTGAGATCGTGCGCGTAGTCTTTGGCTAAACGAGCTCCAAGGTCTGCAAGCTGGGCCAAAGAAAACGGCTGGAGGCTATCCGGGCGGCAAATACGAATGGCACCGGATTGGACCCCGCTCAAGAGCATATTGAAGTTCTTGAGCAGATCTGTAAATGACACCTCGGTAAACCGTTCGCCCTTACCGCGAATAGGACGACCGTTGTCGAGAATGAACTTCTGACGCCGCTGACCAGCACGAATGGCGCGGTGGCGACGAGTCTCAGCACTATACCCCATGTGCTTGATCATTACGTAATCAAGCGGTTTGGTTGCCTCAGCCATTACGGCCTCCTCTGGTTCGGCATCAAGAAAAAGCCCCTGGGCTCGAGCCTTACGACCCAGGCCCAGGGGCTCCTTCGTTCAACTTGGACTACCTACCCTGGCGTTAGTACTGCTGAACGCTCGGGTAATGAAGCCCACTGTCAACCCGGTTGTTCTCAGCACCGAGATCTTCCTCGGCCTTCGGAACCTTGGCTTCCCAACCGGTATCCGTGTCGCCCGTCTTGACCGAGCCACGATAGAGCTCAATCTTGCGGACAGCAGAGATGTTGACGATGCCCATGCCGATGTCTTCCCAGCTCTGCCAGGTCACCACGTTCGCGATCTTGTCGATGTAGAACTTGGTGTTGTTCAGGATGTAGAACTTCCCGAAGAACTGAGGAGCCGTGAAGAGATAGATGTTGCCCGGACGGAGGATGTCCGTCTTGACAGTACGAACCACCTTGCGACCGAGCAGGGTGTTGTACTTGTATCCATCGACCACCGTCTCGGACGTGATCTTGTCGCCGAAGTCCTCAAGCGTCCACTGGAGAACGTCGTCATGGTCGCCTTCGGTGAGGAGCATACGCTCCGACCGCAAGCGGTTGTTGTCGAGGAGCTTGAAGCCCTCAACGAAGTCAGGACGCTGAACCGGACGGACCAGGAAGTCGACGCCGTCAGCGGCGAGAGCAAGCTCACCCTTGACGACCGAGACAACCTGCGCCGTAGCCGAGCCAGCGCGGATGTTGGTGGCATTGTACTTCGTGCCCGTGCCATTCACTTCCGCCTGGAGAGCCTGGACCGCCGACTCGATGTGACGAGTAAACTCGCGGTCTTCGATCTCCTGGATGTCCTTCACCGAGTTGTCCTCAATCACCTTCGTGATGGGCATCTCGTAGGCCAGAAGCTCCTGCTCCGTCTTCTCGAACTTCTCGCTCGAGATGGTGAAGAAGGGAACTTCCGCCTTCGGGCCGCGCACGAAGCGCGCGGTCGGCT